GGGAAAAGAGCAATTTGCATGGCATAATAAAAGAGCTGAGGGTAAAATGATCATTAATGATGCAGAGTATCAGATCCTCCAGCAAATGGAACATAATAGGGATAAGATTGATCTTGCCAAAAAGTATTGCAAAGGAGAAATTGAAAAATCCTTTTTTGGAGATTATAATGGAATTGATATTAGGATAAGGCCTGACATTATAAATATAAAAGAGGGTTGGATCGGAGATATTAAAACAACCAGGAATATCAAGCCATCAAAGTTTAAATATGAATGTAAAAATTTAAATTATCATTTACAAGCTCATTTCTATTCTTATATGTTAGGAATGGATCCTAAAGCATTCAGGATCATTGCAATAGAAAATGTCCATCCATACAAGATTGATGTTTTTAGTTTTTCAGATGAAATGTTAGAGGAGGGAGAAATGCTTTGGAGAACAGCATTGGCTCAGTATAAAAATTTCCTTGATACTGGAGAAATCATTGGCCATGAATGGCATGAGATTTCAGAGGATGGATCAAAAACTTTATGATCATGAGGATAGGAAAAAAAAGAAAAAAAGTTCTGGAGCTCTATGCTAATGATCCATCATTAGATTTAAAATCATTGGCATATAGATCCGGATGCTCTGAGCAATATGCAACAAAAGTTATCCAGGAATATCATAGGGATATGGTTTCATATTATCATTTATGCTTGGCTCCAGCTATAACTGAGCCTCAGAAATATTATTTATTTAATGATAATGGCATGCAGAAAACTTTAAGGATCCAGGATAATGTTGTAATTTGTGATAAACAGCTAACCAATTTGGAGGCTTTGTTTGTTCAAATTAATCTTGGAAAAAAAATTGATGCCGAATCCTTATCAAAAATATTTAACTAAAGAAAATAAACTCCAGCATTCTGTGATTACATATATCAACTTTCAATATCCAGATCTTTTATATACTCATGTAGCAAATGAGGGCAAAAGATCAAGATGGGAGCAATACCTAATTAAATATTTAGGAGTTAAGGCTGGAGTTCCAGATCTTTTAATATTTGATCCAAAAAGCAATTACAATGGCTTAGCAATCGAATTTAAAATTAAATATAATAAACCAACAGAAAATCAAGAAAGATGGTTAAACGAGCTTAAAATGCGAAATTGGGCTTGTTTTGTCATTTACAATTATGATGATGCAGTAGAACTAATCAATAAATACTATCATAATGATCTATAATTATATTTACTACAATGAAAAATCCCAAAAAGTCAGATGCAAATCATTTCAGGTTTCTGATGCTGAATTTGAATTTGTTGGGAAATTAACCAAATGCGAATTTGATTTATTGATTGAAGTGCTTTTTGAACAGCATGGAGATCATAATATCACATTAGAGGAGTTTGTCAATGTTTACTTACAGCTGAGAAATTTTACTGATGAATTGAAAAACTTAATTGATGTCAATAAAGATTTATAAACCAAAAGAATTAAACCAATTTACAGCGATACCAAATCAGATTTTTAGATCTAAGGGGGTATCTATGCAAGCCTCTGGATTATATTGCTGGCTTTTTTCACATAAATCTGGGCATGGTATTTCAGTTTCATTTATTGCTGGGCATTTTAAAAATGGCAGAGATGCCATAAATACAGCCTTAAATGAATTGATTGATCATGGATTTTTGGAAAAAAAACAATTAAGATCCAAAGGCAAATTTTCTGGATATGATTTGCATTTAACTTTAGGAAAACCAGTTCCTGGAAAACCGAAACCGGATAAACCGAAACCGGAAAATCCTAAACAAATAAATAATAATATAAATAATAATAATAATTATATAAGATATAATAATATAATGCCTCATTTTATAGATTTATTTCCAGATCAGTTTAAACCGAAAACAAAAGCAAACAATGATAAGTGGATTCAATGCCTCGATAAATTAGAGAGATTAGATGGTTATGATCTTAGAGAAGTTTACAGAATAGTAAAACATTTTAGAGCTGATCAATTTTGGAGCAATCAATTTTTGACATTGCTAAAGCTGAGGAACAAGGATAAAAATGGATTAAAATACATTGATAGGTTTGCTGATCTATTCAACAAAGAATCAAAACCAAATGCTTATAAAAAAATAAAAGGATTAAAACAATTCTATTTGGATTCAGAGTTTAATCTTTTTGCTCAAACCAATAACCAAATATTAACCGAATTTCATTTAAAACAGATCCTTAGTGATCGAGATATTAAAGAAGTGATAAAACATCTCAGAAATGATAATCAATAAAACCTACCATCTTGCAGATTATGAACTTGATTTAATCAGTTTTGTTGCAAACCAACGACAAAAAAACAAAATCAAAACTGGCTATGATGGCCTCAAAACATTAGCTCCAGGACATAAATCAAGATTAGAATTAAACAAAATGGGATTTGGAGCTGAATATATTTTCTGTAAAGAAATGAATCTAATGCCAGATTTTACTATACATAATAAAAGAAAATCAAATAACTCAGATGATTTTGATGCTTTCTGGAATGGTTTTTCAATTGATGTAAAAGCATCTGGAACTAAATATCCATTAAGAATCAGAAAAGATTTAAAATCTAATTGTCAAATTTTTGCATATTTTAAAACATTTTCAAAAGAATTTAGATCTTATAAGTTCATAGGATTTGCAACCAATCAGATGCTTTTTGATTCTAAAAATTTAAAAGGAGATAGCTATCATTTTAACAACCATCAATTCATCAGCTTAAAAGAACTTAAATACAAATTAAACATAATATGAATATAATAAACGAGCTCCATAATTTAGGAATCAACTTAAAAAACAGATCATCAGGCCAAATCAAAACAATTTGTCCAAAATGCTCACATACAAGAAAAAAGAAATCAGATCCATGTTTATCAGTAAACATAGATCAAGGTTATTATAATTGCCATAATTGCCAATGGAGTGGATCTGTAATGTTTAAAAAGAAAATAGATTATGTTTTACCAAAAATAAATCCAGGAAAACTATCTGATAAGATTATAGATTATTTTAAAAGTAGAGCAATATCAATGCAAACTCTAATTGATTTTAAGATTACAGAATCAATGAAATATTTTAGTGCTCTTGATCGAAAAACAAAAGCAATTAATTTCAATTATTACAGAGATAATGAATTGATTAATATTAAATACAGAGATTCCAGGAAAAATTTTTCTTTGGAAAAAAATGCTGAACTCATATTTTATAACCTGGATCAAATCAAAGATCAAGAGAGCTGTTACATTGTAGAGGGAGAAATAGATGCCTTATCATTGCATGAAGCTGGAATCAAAAATGTTATTTCTGTACCTAATGGAGCAAGTTCTGGATCTCAAAAATTAGATTACTTAGATAATTGTATCAAATATTTTAATAATAAAAATGAAATTATTTTATGCTGTGATAATGATGATCCTGGATTGGCATTAAGAAATGAACTGGCCAGGAGATTAGGCAAATATAGATGTAAATACATTGATTTAAATGGTTTTAAAGATGCTAATGAGGCTCTTATATCAATCGGAATTTTAAAGCTGTTAGAGCTGTTAGAAAATAATAGAAAAAGTTTTCCTTTAGATGGTGTTCTGGATCTTGATACAATCTGGAATGATGTAATCAGTTTTAATAATTCTGGAATTAAAAATTTTACTATGGGATTTGATAATGCTGATAGTTTATTAAAAATAGCAATGGGAGAGTGGAGTGTTATTACCGGAGTACCAAATTCTGGGAAATCAGATTTTTGCGATCAGATATTATGTAATATGGCAGTTAAACATGGATTTAGATCAGCAATGTTTGCTCCAGAATCATTCCCTTATGAATCTCATATTAAAAGAATCTCTGACAAGTTAAACAAGAGATCAAGTTCTATTGAGGATTTAAATAATACAAGAGATTTTATTAATGATCATTTTTCCTGGATTAAAATTGATTTAAAGGATTTAACTTTAGAAAAGGTTTTAAAACATTTTAAAGAGCTTGTATATCAAAAGGGAGTTAATCTTTTTGTTATTGATCCATATAATATGCTTAATCATAATTTTAATGCAGATCATTCCTATCATGATAAGATATTATCTTTATTAACTCAATTCGTACAGCAAACAAATACTCATCTTTTTTTAATAGCTCATCCTCGTAAATTAGAATCAGAGAATGGCATTTACAAAAAAGCAACTCTATATGATATTTCAGGATCAGCCAGTTTCTTTAACAAGTGTTTTAATGGCAT